GCACAAGGCAAGGTTCGTAAGGATTACACCACCAGTGCTGGTGCATTGATAAACAAATCTGCTGCTGGCGCAATCTTTGAAGTTGCTGGCCGCAAAAGTGGAATGAGTGCTTTCGGCAGAAGCCAAGGCGAACAATTTATGCGCACACTATCTGCCCGCTTCAAACCTGCTTCTCGTTTGGTTTGGCGTGTTGTTGATAAAGACCGCGCTAAAATTCAAGCCAATGTTGAAAAAGCATTGAATGAAGCAAAAGCAGAATTGCAAAGACATTTGAACAGAGAGCAGGCATAAGATGGCAGTTGGCGCAGTAGTAGCGCGAATCCTGACGCAGTATTCTGACAAAGGTTCCAAGGCCGCTCAAAAAGACATCAATAAACTTGGCAAGCAATTTGATGCTTTTGCTAAGAAAACCGCACGCGCTTTTGGAATAGCCGCTGCCGCCGTTGGTGCATTCGCAATCAAGGTTGGTAAGGATGCGGTTCAGGCTGCCATTGCTGACCAAAAGAGCCAAACACTTCTTGCCAATAGCCTTCGCAATACAACAGGTGCAACTGATGCTGCCATTGCGTCAGTCGAAGCCTACATTTCAAAATTACAACTTGAAGTCGGCGTCGTTGATGATGACTTGAGGCCATCGCTGGCGAAACTCGCGGCAGTAACTGGCTCAGTCAGCGCCGCTCAAAACTTGCTTGGCACTGCTCTTGATGTTTCAGCATTTGCAACAGTTGATTTAGGAACTGCCACAAAAGCAATAACTAAGGCATTGCAAGGCAATTTCAGGAGTTTGCAAAACCTTGTTCCAGGTATTGATGCCGCAACTTTGAAATCAAAAGATTTTGCAAAGATTCTTGCTGAAGTCACTGCTATCACTCAAGGGTCAGCCGCTGCGCGCGCTGGAACTCTTGAATACAAATTAGAAATTTTGCGTATTCGCTTTGGTGAAATACTTGAAACTTTAGGATATGCACTTCTGCCTATTATTGAAAAATTTGCAGATACTTTACAAAACAAAGTTTTGCCACAGGTTGAAACCTGGATAAAGAAAAATCAGAAAGGCTTGATTGAAGGCTTGAAAAAGGCTGCAAATGCTGCAATCAGTCTTACAACAGGGGCTTTAGCATTTAGTCAATGGGTTTTAGATAACACAGGACTAATCAAAGCATTTGCAGCGCTATTGGCAACAATCTGGGCAACTGCAAAGATTTATACTTTCATTACAGCGTTGCAAGGTATTGCAGTGGCTTTTGGCCTTATCACTGTTAGCGCCAACGGTGCTACAGCAGCAACTCTTCGTTTCAAGGCTGCCGCTGGATTCCTTCTAAAATGGGGCAAAGTTCTCCTTGGTATTGGCGCAGTTCTAGGTCTTTCAGGCTCAAGCGCTACAGAAGGCGGCTACCCAGCAGGCACTGTGGGCGCTCAAAATGCTAAGAAAAAGAAGTTGATGAAGGCTGCTGAAAAGCCATTAGGCAATTTTCAGATGTCAACGGGTACAGTTTTACAAAGCGCTGCTGCTGGTGGCGGAACTGATGCAACACTTGATGCTATTTTGAAAAAACTTCAAGCCGCGCAAGATAAGTTAAATAACTCAAAGAAAAAAGAACTTTCAATTGAGCAAAAAATTGTTAATGAAATGCTCAAGAAATATAATCTTGCTCTGATGACTCCAGAGATTGAAGCCAAGGCAACTGCGGCTGCAATCAAAGCAAACTTAGACCGTCAAAAATCAATTGCGGGTTCACCAACAGTGAACTTGGCTAGTGAGCCTGGAAGTGGTCCAGCAAATAGTTCTTTGGCCTATGGAAACACTCCAATTGTCAACATCACCATCAACACTCCACACGGAACTGCAGATGATTATGCTATTGAAATGAACAATCGCATCAATACAATTAGACGCCGTGAAGGTGTTCCAACAGCGTTGTGGACTAGATAATGGCAAATTACAATGGGGTTACTGCGCCATCAATTGCAGTGCAATTTTTCATTGGGTCAACATGGACATCAACAACAGCATCAGATGTTCTTGAAACAAGTATTCGCCGTGGTCGCAAACAATATGACATATTGGCGCAGGCTGGTGTCGCATCTATTGTTTTCAACAATTATTCTGGCGCCTATGACCCAGACAATGCATCTGGTCCGTATGCTGGTCAACTCAAGGCTGGTCTGCAGATGCGAATTGTCGCAACTTGGTCATCCGTTGGTTACACAATTTACCAAGGATTTTTGGAATCAAGCGTTGTCAATCAAGGACAATACCCAACAGTTGTAATGAACTTTGTTGATGGCCTGGGATACATTGCCGATGCGCAGGCCCCCGTCCTAGATTCTTTACAATTCTCAGAGACAGCGGCAACCCGCGTTGGGCGAATGTTGGACTACGCAGGATGGTCGGCCACTGCTCGGTCATTGACTGGCAGCGTGACGATGGCAACCACCATTCAGGGCAAATCCTGCCTTCAGATGATTTATCAGGCAGTCAATTGCATTGCTGGCCGCTTCTATATTTCGCGCTCTGGCGTTGCCACGCTGGTGCCATTATCAGACAAATTCTCACGCCCGACTCAATTGCTTTTCTCTGACCAGGGCGATGCATTTTCAATGATTTATCGTGGTCTTATTGTTGACCCTGGAACTTACTATGTGGTCAATCAAGCAGTCGTTGACCGTGGCGCTTTGGCAACCAAAACATCCACATACAATCCATCAAGAATTGCCAATGGTCTTGTTTCTAAAAGATTTGATGCGCCTATTTTGAATGAAACTAGCGGTGCCAATCTTGCGCTTTATGAATCACGCCAGCAGGCTGACCCAGTTACTTATGCCAAGCAGATTGATTTCAGTGCGCTCTCTCTTGGACAGTTGTATCCGGATTTTCTTGCGTGCGAGATTGGCGACCAAGTAAGTGTGAAGCGTTTGACTGTGGACAATCGCAGTTTGCAATACAACCTGGTGATTGAAGGAATGACTCACAGAATTACAAGTGATGATTGGAATGTCTCATTCCACACTTCACCCATTGACCCATATTCAATAACAATCTAGGGGTAAGCAATGCCATTATGTCCACAGATTACTAATACGCCAATCACGGTCACACAGACCGCTGATTTCACCGTCACATCTGTGGTGCCTTTGATTGCTGATACTTCTGATGGCTTGGCTGGCAATTTAGAATCAATTGAAATTCTCGCTGATGGCAAAACTAAGGTTTATCGGCAAGCAGCAGAACCAACTGGCGCTGGAATCAATGACGGTGATTTGTGGATTGAAACTGATGCGGGCAATAAGTTATATGTAAGGGCTGGCGGTGTTTGGGTATCTGCTCAAGATGCTGCAATTGGAACTGCTCAATCAACTGCTAATGCTGCCGCTGCTGCCGCTGGTGCGGCTCAATCAACAGCAACAACTGCTTTGGCAAATGCAGCAACCGCGTACAACGCCGCTATTGCTTCACTACAACCAAGCGCAAACACCATTGTTAATGCCAGCAATCAAATAACTGCAATCAATGGTAATGGCATCACAGTTTATTCAGGCGCATCTGCTACTACTGGCGCTCGCGTAGTTCTCAATTCTGCTGGTCTTGCAGCATTTAATTCAAGCAATGTTGCAACCTTCTCATTGACTGCCTCTACTGGCGCAGCAGTATTTTCAGGTAGCGTCACAGGTGCCACCATTACTGGTGGAACACTTAACATTGCTGGTAATGCCATCATTGATGGTTCTGGTCTTTTAACTGCGACAGGTGCCACTATCCAAGGCACCATCAATGCCAATGCTGGATATTTTGGCAGCGCTTCAAATGGCTTTAGCATTGGTGCAACAGGTTTGACAGGCGTTGGAACTGGCGCAATCACTGGCGGAACAATACAAACTTCCTCTGGCTCAAATGCAGTTATCTTAAATGGCTCAAGTAATGCAATGCAAATAAAAGCCAATGGTTCTGTTGTTACTAATATGCTCAACTTCAGCACCTCTGGCGCTCTTTGGCATTATGGCTCGTCACCTGATTCTTCTGGTGCTAGTTATCCTAAAGTTCAACTAAGTTCATCTAATGCGTCTATTGATGCTAGTTCTACTCAGTATCTTGCGGCTGGCTCTAATGGCAATCTTGTAGTTGGTCAGACTACATATTCAGGCGGAACTCACACATTCTCTAATGCCTTTGTTGCCAGTTCAACTGCCACATTCAATTCAACAATGTTCGCACCAAACCTCACAACATCAACATCTGCCACCAACCTTCGCGTTGCCACAGGTTCCATCGGTGAAATCCAAGAGACCAGCGCATCTAGTATCCGTTTCAAAGAAAATGTTGTGCCATTGAGCAGCGTTGAAGAAATCAATCACAACAAACTTCTTGATTTACCAGTGCGTGCCTTCACCTACAAAGAAGGCTATCTTTCAGAAAATGATGACCGCCTAGGCGTAATGCTTCCAGGTTTTATTGCTGAAGAAGTAGATGCTATCTATCCGATTGCTGCAGATTATGGTGACGGTCAAGTTCATTCCTGGAATGAGCGTTTCATCATTCCTGGATTGTTAGCCTTGATTCAAGACCTTTACAAAGAAGTTCAACTACTCAAGGGGGAATAAATGGAAAACGAACTAGACCTGGCAACCGTATTGCAGGCAATGCGTGAGCAGATTGGTTCAATGGCTCAAGAGAATGCAATCTTGAGAGCCACAATCAAGAAATTAGAAAATGGACTTTGTAACGGAACTTGTTCCAATACAACGGACAATTGATGACCATATAGACCTGTTTGATTCAATTCAGGTCTTGCTGAAGGAGAAATAATGTCACCAACCGACATCGCAACCCTGGCAGTTGCTGTCAGCACACTTATTGGCTCATTTGCCTACGGAGTCAAATGGCTAGTGCAGCACTACTTGGCAGAACTCAAGCCCAACTCTGGCTCAAGTTTGAAAGACCAAGTCAATCGTTTGGAAGAGCGAATGGATGAAATTTATTCATTGCTCATTGCAGGCAATATCAAACCAAAAAGGGGAAAAAGAAATGTGCGGTCAAGTAAGTAGTTTTGTTGAAGTAGCCACTGGCGAACTTGGTTATATTGAAGGACCCAAGGACAACCAGACCAAGTATCAAAAGGCCAATCAGCCTTGGTGTGGCGCTTTTGTGAATTGGTGCGCCAAGCAAGTTGACTTGAAGATTCCTAACTGCACCTATACCCCAGCAGGAGCCGAAGCCTTTATCAAGGCAAATAGATGGCTGCCAGTCGCCGCTGGTGAGCCTGCTGTCGGCGATATTGCGTTCTTTGACTTCCCCAGCGATGGCATTGACCGCATCTCCCATGTAGGCATTGTTGTTGAAGTCCAGAACAACGGAACTGTCATTACAATTGAAGGCAACACAGCCCCAGACACCAAAGGCGACCAGCGCAATGGTGGCCAAGTATGTCGTAAGGTTCGCGCCTATAAGAAGAAGAATCGGGGAAAACTCAAACCGTCATTACCAGTCTTTATCGTTGGTTTTGGCAGACCTAAGTTCAAGGAGTGCAAATGTTCGACAAAGCAAAAGTCATCGCAATCGCCAGCACTTACGCAAGAGCAGGTGTAGCAGCAGCAGCCGCTCTCTATCTTGCAGACCCATCACGCGCCATCAAAGATTATGTTGCGTGCTTCATTGCAGCAGCAGTTGGTCCATTGCTCAAAGCAATTGACCCAAAGGCGACAGAATTCGGTCGCGGGAGTAAATAGATTATGAAACGGGGGGAAATTCTCAAAGAAGCCGAAAGGCTGATGTACGGTGACCGCCAAGAAGATTATGGAACACCGTATGAGAATCACAGAAGAATTGCAGTCTTGTGGTCTGCCTACCTTGAGACAGAAGTATCGCCAATGCAGGTTGCAATCTGTATGGCGCTGGTGAAGATTGCCAGACTGCAACAAAATTTTGAATACTCCAAAGATGATACTTTCATTGATGGTGCCGCATACTTTAGTATTGCTGCCGAACTCGCTGAAATAAAACGCAACCAGGATAAACAATAGTTTTTATCCCCTAGCGATAAGGAAGAACCCCCACACTGACACCTTTCCAGTGTGGGGGTTCTTCTTGCTTTTTAGGCTTTTACATATTCACGCAAGTAATCAACGATGACTTCGCTGACGGTTCTATCTTCTTCCTTGGCCTTGAGTTTGACCTTGTACCACAGCGAATCGCTGACACGGACTGACCGAATCTTCTTCATTTCTTCTCCTTTCGATTACATTTACACGGAATGTGAAAACCTTGTTGCCAATCAATCTGACCGCATCGCTGGCACTTCCTAATGTCCACTGCTGACTCCTTCACTGGCTTCGCGTATCTCCGCCAGTGCATTGGCGCAGATTTGCAGAATCTCAATTGCTGTCATACAGGTGGCTTCTAAGACTTCGCCAGAGCCATCGGCGGTCGCATCGCGAAGTTTGTCAGCGGTGTGATTCATCGCTGTTGTCAGTTGCAGATGCAAGTTGCTCATTGCGCTCATCGTGTATTCCTTTTCATCCAGCGAAGAACTAAGACCAATGAAATTCCGGTCCAGAAGAAGAACTGGACCATTGCCTGCCAGCCGCCAATGTGCGTGCCAAAGAGTAGGTCGAGCATTATGCAATTCTCCTGACTCCTGGATAGACATTTGATGCAACATCATTCTCAACATGTCTAACAACGCTTTGTGGTCGGATGTACCAGTGGTTCATATCGAATCGCTGCACTACGCCATTGCGTGTGACTTCGTATGAAATGTCATCAAGAACTTTGATAGTGATGGTGTGTTCTTTGTTCTGAAAAATTGCCAAAATGTTTGGCCCTGTTGTCACAGATTCCATTGTGATTTTCATTATTACTTACCTTCCTTTAGTAAGAACCAATCTTTTTTAGAACCGCCAACTTTTACATATTTCACTGCTGCATCAATCAAACGAACTGGTGTTGTTGATGCTGGCTTACCGACTACGCCACCAGTTAGAGAATAAAGTTCATATTGAGTAATTAGTTCTGGCACGCCATATTCGCGCCAAGCCTGCATTACTGCAAATGCTTCTTGACCTTTTTTGTTACCAGTTGCTTTTTTCATTATGCACCGACCTTTGGAAGAAATGAGATTTCATATTTGATTGAAAAATTGATTTGGTCCCACATATCACGATATGACATTTTTGATTTGTGAACTGAATCAATAAAAAGACCGTGACTTGAGTAAGAGAAAAATGCTCTCCAACGATTTGTGTATTCACCATAAGATGCTGAGATATAAAACATTTCGCTCTTTGTGAAGATGTTGCTGTTTTCTGGTGTTACAAATGCAAACATCAATTTGTCATCTGCTACTTCTGTTGAATGCAATTTGTAACCAGCGTTTGTAAGTTCTTTTGCCATTCTTTCGACTGTCTGCTTTGCGTTCATTTTCTTTTTCCGTTTCCTGGGGCGTTTCCCCAATGAGAGAAGTGAATCAGATGTCCATACGATTGTCCATACAACTGACCCTTGGCGGTCCCTGCGTGTCGTCCCTAGGCTGTCAGCCGCCTAGGTCATACTTGGGCCAAACGAAAGGGGGTCCGAATGGACCAGATAGTGATGATTGGGGCCTTGGTGGGCCTGGTAGGGGTTATTGTGGCGGTCCTGCGGTATGAGGCCAGCCCGATGGATGAAGCCATCAGGGAAGCCCAGCAGTGGGATTCCAAGCAGAAGCGCATCAAGCAGGCATTGGAGCGCCGATGAGACACCGTGAGCCGCTGTTCAGTGTCCACGCTGGAGCCGATGGGGAGTTCTCCATTTACCTGGAAGAGCGTGATGCCAACCTGGACCTTTTGGAAGATGTCTGCGACCAGGTGAATCTGATTGACCTGGCAGGATTGAAGGAGTTTGCATCTGTGGATGCTCTCAAGGATGTAGATGCCGCCAGCCGCCTGGATAAGGTTCGCGCTGGAATGCCTGATGTCATTGTTCGCATTGCGAAATTGTCAGAGCAAGAAGCGCTGACCTTGGCAGAACAGTTGATTATGATTGTCAAAGAATCGCGGGTCAAAAAGCCCGCAAAGTTAGAATTGGTGAAGTAATGGCCAATCCGAATGGACGCAAAGGCTCTGCCTGGGAAATCGGAATCCTCAAGTGGTTGCGGAGTCACGGTGTCTTTGCAGAGCGTTTGCGACTTTCGGGTTCCAAAGATGAAGGCGACATTGTCGCTGTCATCGCTGGTAAGACTTACATTCTTGAAGCCAAGAATCGTAAATCCATTAGTTTGCCGACCTTCTGGGAAGAAGCGGTGGCTGAAGCCAAGAACTACGCCAAAGCGCGTGGCTTGGCAGAAGTGCCACCATCATTTGTGGTTATCAAACGCCGCAATGCTTCTGTAGAGAAGGCTTTCGTGGTTCAGGACCTTGATTCCTGGCTGAAGGAGAGGATGTGAATTTTTTTGAATTCCTTCCACTTATTCCTAAATTGCCAGAAGCCAAGTGCAGAACGATTGAAGATGCCAACATCTTCTTTCCTGAATCGCGTGCTGAAGAGCGAAAGTCGCTCCCAACCATCCAATCAATTTGTGGTGGTTGCACTGAACGAAAGGAGTGCTTGGACTACGCACTGGACCAAGAAATCCCCTATGGAATATGGGGCGGTTTCACTACTGAACAACGCAAGAAAATGCTCAACACTCGTTATGCACTTGCGCCAAAAGCAAACAACGCGGAAAAGATTCGCGTGATGTTTGGGTCTGGATGCACACCAAAAGAAATCGCAGCAGCACTAAAACTTGACCATTCGTATGTTACGACTGTTCTCAAGCGGGCTGGTGTGAAATTGGAAGGAGAAATCCAATCACAACTCACAACAGGAAAACTTGGCGAGGAATCGCCATTATCATCGGGGTTTCAGCAATGACATCAATGTTTGTCAACGCTGCCTTTGCACCACAACCAGCAGTTCCCGCCACCGTCATCTATGAAGAGAGACCAGCACTAATGCAGGTCAATCCGAAGCAGATAGCGCGGGAATTGCTTACAAAGAAGCAGTTCGCCTGCTTCACAAAATTGGTCGGTAAGGAATCCGCGTGGAATCCCAAGGCCAAGAATCCAAAGAGCAGTGCGCGAGGAATCGGGCAATTGCTCAAAAAAACATACGAAGGTCTTGGAATGAAACATTCTGATTCCGGTGTGGCTCAAACCGTAGCAACTTTGGCGTATATCCATCGCAGGCATCAAACGCCCTGCGCTGCTTGGAAACATTTCCAGCGCCACAATTGGTACTAAAAACTGACTAGGGGGAACTATGTCAACAGAAATAGAAAAAGGTGTTGTTGTCCTAGATGACAACACTGCTCAATGGCTGAAGCAATATCGCGAAGCATTGGGCAAGATAAAAGAATGGCAAGAGATTGCAGACATCGCCCGCAGTCACCTGGAGAGCGCTTTAGGTGACTGTGAGGAAGGTCTGCACAATGGACGCCCAGTTGTGCGCTGGACTCAGATTGAATCCAAACGATTCGATACCAAACGCGCACGGGAAATCCTGCCGCCACAAGTCATTGAGATGCTAGAAGTTGTGCAGCATTCACGCCGCTTCTCGTTAGTAGATTCTCAATGAGTATCATCAATCCTTGGGTGGACCCAATCACACCATCAATTCCTGATGATGAGATTTTTGAAGATGATGAGGATGAAGAATGACCTTCGCATCCATATCAACTCCAGGTCAGCAACTTGCGAACCAACTGCGTGAACAGATAACCAAAGCAGGTGTCTGGTCGCCACGAAGTAAGCAGATTGCGATTGGGCCATCCGAAATCGGACACGAATGCAGTCGCCGACTTGCGTACAAACTCTTGGACTGGGAGAAGCCCAACGAAAGTGGGAGCAGTTCTTGGGCTGCCCAAGTCGGTTCGGCAGTGCATAACTACTTGGCCGAAGTATTTGCCAAAATTGAAGGATACGAAGTTGAACAGAAGGTTCAGATTCGTTCCAACCTATCTGGAACAATTGACTTGTGGGATTCAATACGGGGCATTGTTCTGGACTGGAAAACAGTTGGTTTCAACCAACTCAAAGAGCGCCGCAGTGAAGGCGCCACAATCCAGCAGCAAGTTCAAATCCAGTTGTACGGTTACGGAAAGGCACAACAAGGCGCAACCGTTCACAAGGTAGGACTTGTATATCTGCCAATATCGGGTTCGCTTGATGATATGCATGTTGAACTTTTTGATTATGACGAATCCGTTGCAATCAAATCACTGTCACGCATTGATGACCTTTACACACTGCTGTCAACCGTAGATGTGGAAGCCAATCCAGCAATGCTCTCAGTGATACCAGCGGCGCCAGCGCGAACTTGCAGTTGGTGTCCGTACTTCTTACCCTTCAGCACCGACTTGGCGAAAGGATGCAATGGTGATACTCAAGCCTAAACTGTTCATCAAAGCAATGAGCGCCTATCAGGAATTTGTCTTGAAGGTCATCGGCTGGATGATAGGTATTCGCGGCGAAGCCCGCATTGTTTATCTTGAATTTGATGAAGATGAAGATGAAGATGAACCAACCATCAATGACATTGTGAAGAACAATGCAGAAGATGAAGCAAACAGAGTTCCAAACCAAACCAACTAACAGAAAGGCAGTGGGGGATATGACCTTCGCAGCACCAAGCAACGCAAATGAATCCGTCAAAGTCGCAGACTTGGCGGGCCACCTACTTATCATCACACCAGTCGAATACAAGACTGGGATTCCAACCGTTCACGGAGATGCAGAAGCAATCGAGGTGAATGTTGTGGACCTTGATACCAACAAAGAACACACATCAATGCTCTGGTTCAATGTTGCTCTTCGTAACGCTTTGAAAACCAAGACGGGCCAGAAGGTTCTCGCTCGTATTGGACAGGGAACAGCCAAACCTGGCAAATCGGCACCGTGGATTCTCATTGACGCCACAGGTGATGCAGCAGCACTGGCAAAAGCCAATGCCTATCTGGGTTCTGCCCCAGCGAAGCCAGCGGCAGCACCAGCGCCAGCGGCGGCGCCCGTTGACCCGAACAATCTCTCACCAGAGATAATGGCGCTGCTTGGTCAGTTAGGTGCAAAGCCAGTCTAAACAAATCTCTTGGTTGGTTTCCCTTCCGTTTCCAACCAAGACGGGATGCCTGGGGGCCGCTCTACACGGGGTAAGGCGTGGTGGTTCGATTCCACCTATCTCACGCAAGAACTATCGAAAGGAATGCAATGCCAACATATCAATTCACCTGTAGCGATTGTGGTGATACAACTCTTCAATCCTTCTCCATTGACATTGAAGCGCCATCAATCAATTGCGGTCATTGCGGCACGATTATGCGCAAAGAGTTCACACCACCTGCGATTCATTTCAAAGGCGAAGGATGGGCAGGCAAGAGTTGAAGTGTGCGCACATCTATCGCAGGGTTTTCCAGGAGATTTGTCCTGACTGCGGCAGATACACGCACGAAACTAATTTTGATTTGCAGGCTCACCTGCATCGCAAATGGATTGAAGAAGGAAAGGCTGATTGGAATAAATGTCCACTAGGCGGAACGCTTCGTGGTTGGTGGTCAATCTAAAACGGGGGATAAATGAATAGGATTTTGAAAACAGCACTGGAGTTTGCCAATGAAGGCATCTCTGTTGTGCCAGTAGCAACGGATGGTTCCAAGCGTCCAGGTCTTGCATCGTGGAAAGAATTTCAAACCAGGCAACCGACATCAGATGAATTGCTCACCTGGTTCTCTAATGCAGAAGGTGTCGGTGTCATCTGCGGTTCTATCTCTGGCAATCTTGAGATGTTGGAACTAGAAGGTCGCGCTGTTGCTCGCAAGATGCATCTTGATATTGCAGAGATTGCCAAAAATTCCGGACTGGAAGCGCTCTGGAACAAACTCAATTCTGGCTATGTCGAAACAACGCCATCTGGCGGGCTGCACTGGCTTTACAGAATTGATGGCGAAGTTCCAGGCAACACCAAACTTGCAAGACGCCCTGGCGAAAACGGTGGCATTGATGTCTTGGCCGAAACTCGCGGCGAAGGTGGATTTGTGATTGTGGCACCGACCAATGGCACCTGCCATCCGTCAGGCGGAGCGTGGACATTGTTGATTGGCGGGCCATCGTCCATCGCCACCATCACCAGAGAAGAGCGCGACGCACTGCATCATCTCTTTTCAATGTTTGATGAGATTCCCAAAGCCGAATACATCGCAGAAGAAATCAAAACTAAAACCGATGGACCGTTGACCCCAGGTGATGATTACAACCGCAAAGTATCCTGGAATCAGATTCTGGAACCATTGGGATGGACCAAGGTTTATACGACATCCAGCGGTGTGACCGCCTGGCGTCGTCCTGGCAAATCAGAAGGCGTCAGTGCCACCACCAATCACGCTGGCACCGATAAGTTCTACTGCTTCACCACTTCATCAGTTTTTGAATCAGAGACTTCATATTCCAAGTTTGCTGCCTACGCACTGATTGAACACGCAGGCAACTTCTCTCAAGCAGCCAAAGCCCTGCGCCAATTGGGATACGGTGAAACCAAAGAATTGCAAACCTTGAATCTGCCTGATTACAACCCATCAGGTGTGCAGATGCACGACGAAGAAGGCAATGTGATTGCCGATTCATCCTGGATTCCCAAAGAAATCGGTGATTACGAACTTGAAGCCGATGTGCAGCCCACAATGCTCAAGAGAGAAGATGGCAATTTCATTTTGTATCCTGGCAAAATCAACGCCATCTTTGGTGAATCCGAATCTGGCAAGACCTGGGTTGCCCTAGAAGCAGTGCGCCAAGAGTTGATTGCTGGCAACACGGTCTTTTACATTGACTTTGAAGATTCTGCTCGCGGCATCCTCAACCGTCTCAAGACCCTAAAAACGCCCACAGAGCGCTTCAAAGCCTTCTTGTACGCGAATCCAGACTCCCCACACACACCAGCCATTTCAGAAGCGCTGATGGCATCCTTAGCCGAATTCAGACCATCTCTGGTCGTGGTTGATGGTGTCAACGCAGCGATGAACTTGATGGGGCTGGACCTGGAGAAGAACAAAGATGCGACCAACTTCTCCCAGACAATCCTGCGACCACTGCGCACCTTTGGCTCTGGAATCTTGACCATTGACCATGTGACCAAGAGCAAAGACAATCGCGGCAACTA